CGGCTGAAAGAGAGCGATTTCGGATGACAAACGCGCGTCCGTTCAGATGCTCCCAGCGGCCATCTGCGCCGGTCATCACGGCGAGGATGTACCGTCCATCCCTCGGAGCTGTCTCTATAGGCCGCCACTCCACCATCTCGCGGATGCAGGCGGCGGCTTCGGTGAGGAGTTGCGTGACGTTCAGCTTGAGCGGGTCCGTCTCTTCCAGCCGCCCGACCAGTTCCACAGGGTCAGTCATTGGTCGTTCCAGTGCTTCTTGATTCCGTCAGACCAGAGCATCTCTGCGGCTCTGAGAGGGGCGATCACGATCAAAATGGCAGTCGCTAGCGCCCAAACCACAGGCGAAGCGGCGATGATGTAGAGGCGGTGAAAAAGCAGTCCGGCATCACCCACGTTCGGCCTCCTTGCTGAGCATCGCTCTGGGCTGCTCAGCGTCCTTCATCATGAAGCCGACGCGCAACCGCAGCTCGTCTTCCGACGTGTTGTTATCGATGAACGGGTAATCGAGCCAAGAGATTGCAGTTGACAGCTTCGAGGCGATCCCCACCGCCTCAGCCAGCTTGCGCTCTGCTTCGGTGTTCTCAGCCCGCAGCGCCGCGTTCTCTGCGAGGAGGGCTTCTAGGGCGAGCCGCGCGTCTCGTGTGCATGACGCGAGCAGCCGGTCTCCTTTTTCCGTGATCCGCCCTTCGACTTCGCCCTGGTTGGACGGGAAGGCATCTATGATCTGAAGGGCCTCAGTCGCGTCTTCGACCAATTCCGCATGATCGCCGGATGAGGCGAGGGCTGCGAGGATGGCGTCGGCTGTTAGATCGACACGGCCAAGCGTCACGTCTGCGTCGTGCGGCTTCATCACGTCGATGATCGCCCTTTCCACCTTCTCGCGCGGGCTCATGGTCTCAGGCATCGGGGCGGTCATTTGTTCTCCTCCCAAATCCGGCGCATGGCCTCATGGGCCTCGCGCTCGCTCTGGCGGTATCGGTCATGACGCTCGGGTGAGACCTCCCCTTCGCCGTGGCAGGTCGGGCAGTCCCTCTCGCCGCAGTTCTCGCACAAACAGAGATCGCCTCCGCAATGGCAATCGACCATGCCGCCTCCCGAACAGCGCGGGCAGGTGACGCTATCGTCGTCGCCGTAATCGAAGTCGTATTCGTCGGCGCTCATTCCCCCGACTCCCCAGGTGCTGCGGAGAGGGCTTGGCGTGCACGGTCGATCAGCATTTGGCGATGACCGATCCCGAGACCCCAAGGCAGTAGGTCGCGGGTGACGCACTCTGCTACCGAAGCCTTGAACGCATCGAGATTGGCCTGTGCGGCTACGATGCCATCTATGGTTCTTAGGTCAAACTCAGCCACGGTCGCGCCCCTCCTGTTGCAGGCCGGCGATGGCTGCTGCGACCGCATCGTCTGCGCCTTGTTGACCGGCGGGGATCACCCAAACGAGGCCGCGCTCGCCTCGAACGGGCTTCGTGAACCACGACACCAAATCCGCCAGAACGGACCGCATTCTCTCAGCCTCTGGCGCGGGTGGGGTGGTGTAGAGGGGGCGGCACTGAAATCCATCAGCCTGAGCTAGTCGAGCATCTTCTGCATCACAGGAATAAGCCCACATGTGACCGTCTCGCTCGCGCATCATCCACGCCACCGGCTGCGCTCCCTCGCGGGCTTGGGGCTTCGACAGAGCCTGAATGACGCGCTCTATCTCATGATGCTCAAGGCGAGTGTTCGTCCCATTCAGCAGAGCGGCCCGCAGGCGCGTTTCTAGTTTAAGCTTGCCTCGCTTTCCGACGTTGCTCATTGGCATTCTCCCTCGCGAGCTTGGGCCTGGGCGCGGAGGGCGACATCGAGAACAGCGCGAAGGTCGTTCCAACATACGGCTCCCAGCCCCGCGACCGCCGCATCACCCGCCAGATGGGAGGCGCTGAGAAGCGCGGACAGCCTACATAGCGACTCCCCCGCCTCTGCCGGGGCTTCGACCATTTGTCGGGCGTCCGAAACATGGTCAGCCGGGGCTTCCTCGCGGTTATTCTCGGCCCATGCGGCTTCGGTTCGTGCGGTCCAATCAGGGGCTTCCTCGCGGGTGGCGAGGGCCTTCTCAAGAAGCTGAGCGATCTGTCGGCACATCTCTTGAGCGCGCCAGCCGTCGCATCCGGCTTTATCGGCTCCTCGGCGAGCCTGATCCAGTGCAACCCTGACTGCTTCCGCATCCACCGCCCCGCCTTCCTCGCGCACAGGGGCGGCGGTGAGGGCTACACGAAGCGCTTCCTTTGCAGCACCAACCCTGTTGGCGAGTTCGGTGTCTGACACGCGAGGTAGGCTATGGACGCGCTCATAGGCGCGAGCCATGCAGTTCACGGCTTCGGTCGCGACATCCAGCGGCACGGACACCATGCGGATAGGAGGGGTCATGCTGCTTGCTCCTCGAGCACAGGGTTCGTCGCTGCGATGATCGCGCGGCCTAGGATTTCCGGGATTTGCGGGACGACCGCGTTGCCGAGGCCATGCAGGCGGTCCACTCGAGCGGGAACCCCATGAGCCACTCGACCCACGTCGGGTTCAACGAGCCACCAGCTACCGCTCCAAGGTCCGGACCCTTGTTCCGGGCGACCTCCGCAGCGGCGCCTTCCGGCGTTCGCGTGCCCTTGGTCCCGTCGGTCGCTCTCGGCGTCGGCCATAGCGGCGCGAGAAAGTCCCGCGGCGATCTCCCGCCGGAGCGCATCGCCGTAGCCTTCGTGTTGCTGGCCTCTGGCGTAGGCAACAATCCAGAGCCGGTCGCGGCGGTGAGGGGCGCCAACGGCGGAAGCTGGTATGCAGTCCCACCACGCATCGTACCCGAGCGCGGCCAGGTCTCCGAGAACGTCTCCAAGTCCTCGACCAAGGAGCGCTGCGACGTTTTCCACGATGACGAAGGCGGGTCGTAGCTCGCGAACCAGTCGTGCATATTCTCTCCAGAGGCCGGAGCGTTCGCCGGCGAGACCGGCGCCTTTCCCGGCAAAGCTGATGTCCTGGCAGGGGAAGCCCCCGCAGATCACATCCACGGGACCGACCTGCTCGCCGGTTAGCGTTGTCACATCGTCGAAGCACGGCACGTGGGGCCAGTGGTGGGCCAGCAGGTGACGACACACCGGACTGATCTCGCAGAACGCGACCGTCTCCATGCCCGCGCGCTCAAGACCAAGGCTGAAGCCGCCGATGCCGCTGAACAGGTCGAGCACCCTCATCCCTCACCCCCACGGGATTGGCGGGCGGCTTGGCGGGCGGCAGCCATCTTCTCCAGGCGACGGGCCTTGCCATCGGCGCGGGCCGACAGGCGCTCAAGCTCCGTCTGGTAGAAGGCGTGGGCCTTTTCGCGGGCCTGCTCTTCGGTGTCAGCGTGGATGACGACCGGCGACCAGCCGATCTTGGAGGCGCCCTTCGACGGCATGGGCATACGGATGCGGGCGACGGCGCCGTGGTCCGCACTGGTCCAGGTGATGACTTCCATCTCAGCGCCCCTCCTGTTGGGTGGTGGCCTTGGAGAGGGCGGCGTCGAAGGCGTCGTTTGCGGGTTCAGTTCGGCTGGCCCTCAGCGCTCGTTTCGTCAGACCGATCGATCCGTCCAGCTTCCGGGTGACAGAGCCGAAGCCTCTGCCCTGCAGCTTGCGAACGGGACCGCCTTGGCAGGTCTCGCCGGCCAGGCGCTTCGCCCGGGCGATGTAGGCCATGTCCATCGCCGTCTTCACGGCCGAGCAGGGCTTCCGCCAGATCGCGCGGTTGGACAGCGCGTTGGTGCCGCCGAGGGCCAAGGCGACGATGTGCTCGTCGATGGTCCCTTCTCGGGCATGGTCGAGGCGCTCACCACAGCCACAGCCGCACCGGCCATTCTGATCTAGCGCCAGTTGAGCGCGCTGCTTGGCGGTCAGCGGGACGCGCTTCTCGGTCGAGCGGTCGGGTGCCGGGAGGATGGAGAGGTCGGGCTTCATGCTCCGCGCCTCCGCTCAAGCTCGCGACGCGCGTTCCATTTCAAATCCTCCTCCATCGAGGCCTGAGCGAGCATCCAGTTCAGGAAGCCCGCCTCGACGTCGGCCCATTTCTGGCCTCGGAACTTGCCGATCGGGCAGGTCGGTAGCAGCCGAGGTTCCTGGGTCCACGCGATCATCTCGCGGCCAGTGGCACCGGCGGCCAGCAACGCCTTAAGGATATGCGCCGTGACATAGGCGTCGGGCCCAGCGCGGTGCGGCGGCATGGCCGTATCGTGATCGAGCGAGAGCAGCCCCTGATCCTCCAGCCAATAGCGGAGGACGCTGTTCGAATGGCTCGGAGCGTCGGGCCAGGCCCTAAGGGCAGCCTTCAGCGTGCAGATCGCGGGCGTCTGTTGGTCGCCGAGGAAAGCGGCCTCGAAAGCCCAGTTGTGCGCGACAACGGCGGCGCAGTGCGGGGCTATGACCGTGCTGGGATCGAACGGCGCCAGCCCCGAAACTTCAGCAAGGCTGATGTGATGGACCGCGCGAACCTCGGGCGGCATGGCGGACACGCCGCAGAGCCAAGACACCGGCTGACCCACGGACCAGACGCCGTCGTCATTGCGCGTCAGGTCGCAGTAGCCGACCTCAACAACCTGGGCGGCAGGGGGCTCCATGCCGCTCGTCTCGAAATCGATGACCCGGAGAACCGTCATGCTCAGCCCTCCTTCGCGGCGGAGATGGCGGCTTCCAGCTCGCGCGCCTTCGCCATGTCGGTCGCCTTAAGGACGGCGAACTTCGCCAGCTCCTTCCGGTCGGTTTCGAGGGCTTCGATCTGCTCGGGCCGCAGGAAGGGCAGGTCAGCGATCAGACGATCCGCCCAGGCGATGGTGTCGACAGCCAGCGACGTCGCATCATCAGGGGTGTCCTCGACGTCGCCGGCTGCCGGTTCCTCGGTGGGAGTGCGATCACCGGGGAAAGGGGCGCCCGCGTCCAACGGGGAAGAGTCGTCAGACGCGGGCTTTATCGACGCGGCGTCGGGGGAGGGGGCCGCGTCGAAAGTAGTCAGTGGTTCTACGTTCTGGCTCTCACCATGGATCGAAGTGAAGCCCTCGCGCGGCGCGTCGTTCGGCGCAGCCAGGCGGGCGGCGAGGTTCGGGCGCTCGGCGGGGACGGCGCGGGCAGATACGGTCTGATAGTCCTCGACCTCCTCGCGCACTTGGAAGCCGCGAAGCATGTCCGCACAGCCGTCGCGCAGAGCCCAGGCGCGGGCGCGCATCTGGAGCATGCGTTTCGGGTACTGCTGCCAAGGCCCTTGCTTGTTCCAGAGGCCCGCCTTCTTGGCGTCGGAGACCGAGAATGAGCGGGCGATGGTCTCGCCGGTGTCGGGGCGCGTGACCTCGCAATAAGCAACGGCCGTGTCACCGTCCCCGTCGCTCCATTCGCGGGCCTTGATGCCTTGGGCGCGAGCGACAGCCATGAGGCCGTCACCCCAGAGGGTCGGTCGGTTGTTGACGATGGCGAACGACTGGAGCGCCTGGAACGGGGCAAGGCCCAACTCTGCACCGGCCATGATCGCGACCATGACCTGTTCCGGCTTGTCGAGGCCGCGCGGTGCGAGGCCCGACGCTGCGATCGCCTGGGCGACACGGAAGGCTTCGTCCAGCGATTGCGGGACCAGCGCGGCGACCGTGCCTCCTGCCATGATTGGCGGCTTGGGCGCAGCCGGCCGGGTTGCGGGGACTTGAGCATTCATGCCGCGATCTCGCTGTTCGGGGTGTTGTCGTTTGCTTCAGCGGCGATGACCTCAAGCCGTTGGTCGATCTGCTTCGCCGCCCAAGGCGGGAGGGTCAGATATTCGGCGTCCTGGCGATCACCGCCCGGGCCGGGCCAGACGCCCGTTTCCACGCACTGCGCGAACTGGTCGACGGCGCGGCGCACCTGCATCCGGCCGCGGTCCAGATCAGCGCCGGTCAGAACCGTGACGCGGACGCAGAATGGCGGCGCTTTCTCCACCCAGACGAGGGCGAACTCTTCCATCGGGCGGCCGAGGACGGCCTCAGAGGCCATGCCGACCAGAGCGGCCTGCATATGGTAGCCGAAGGAGGCGAACGACCGCTCCAGGCTGTCGTCGGAGACGCTCTCGGTCGTCTTCAGGTCAGCGAACAGGCCCGAGGCGTTCGGCACCACGTCCGGGCGGCTCTTCAACCACACGCCGGTCGGGGCGTCCTTCCAGAGCAGAGAGCGCTCGACGAAGCCGTCCAGAATGCCCTGCTCGACCAGAGGGTGACGGGCGAGAGCTTCGGCCATGCCAGTGACGGCGGCCAGGTCGGCATCCGTGATCACCGTCTTGCCCGCGGCGATCATGTCGTCGCGCCACTGCTTCGCGTCTTTGGTCCGCCAGTCCGACCATTGCTCAGGCCGGGTGACGAACTCGTCGGCCAGGCCTTCGGAGCCTTCCAGCAGCAGCTTGTGCGCCAGACGGCCGAGAGCGAAGGCCGGGCGATCCGGCTGTGGCGCCCGCTTCGGGTTCAGCGGACTGTCGACGTAGTAGTGTGCCGGGCTCTGGGCCCAGATGGTGCGCAGACCGGACGAGCTGATCGACGGGCCGACAGTCGGCTGGCCGTGGTAGATCTGGATGGGCAGCGAGTAGACGCCCGGCTCGCTGATCTTGCCCGACAGGGGCATGGGCAGGGGATTGTGCAGGGTCACAGCAGCCACCAGAGAGAGCCGAGGACGACAGCGCCCGCGACGAGTTGAAGGGAGGCCCGGATCAGGTTCACGGGCAGGCGGCGCGGCTCGAATGGCACAGCGCGCGGATCGCCGGGGCGGACTTGGGCGGCCAGTTCGCGATAGCGTTCGCGCACGGCCTCCCATGGGTGCGAAGGGGTGATGCGGAGGTCGGCCATCACGGCTTTACTTCCTTCGCGGGTTGGAACAGCTCTTCGCGGGCTGCCCAGTCCCCGTCGCCTGTGGCTTGGTGGAAAGCGTATGCCGCCGCTTCGGCGAGCATGATCGCCGCTGGTCCAGCGGATGCCGGGTAGCGTGCGGCTTCTTTGGCTTGCTGCCGCGCCGCCGTTGAAAGCGCGCCAGCGACGGCAGCCCATGTCGCAAGCATGCGGCGGTTCGAGGTCTCAAGTTTCATTACGCGGCCCTCGCAATGCTGGCGGGCGGCAGCGGATCGTTCTCGGCTTCGCGCGCGTCCCGAATGGCCCAGGCCAGCGCATTGACGACGGGGATCAGGAGGCCCGGGTCTTCGGCCGCAGCCAGTTCACCGGCAAGGCGCAGCATTTCCTGCGTGGCCTGATCGACCGTCATCCGGCGCCGGGTGCGGCGGTCCAGGATCTTCGGGCCTTCCACCTCGAAGAGGGGCAGTTTCGAGGGAGGGACCAAGGCGAGGTTTACATTCCCGGCCTTGGCGATCCCGGCGACGATGCCGGGCATGATTTCGGAGACGTGTTGCATCACGCAGCCTCTCCAATCTCGACATTGTCGTTGGCGGTCTGAGCGCGAGCCGCGCAGCGGCGGTAGCGAGCCGCGCTCTCGCGGTTCTCGGCGGCCTGGAAGTCGCGGCCTTGCTCTTCGTACTCGGCGGCCCAGCGCTCCAGCGCATCGGCCATGGCGAGCATTTTCACCGGGTCCGCCTCGAAGACTTCATCGGCGGCCACCAAGATGGCGCGCAGTTCGGCCTGACGGGCGGCGGTGCCGACCTCGTTCTGGCCGCTGAGCCATTGCAGCTGACGGCGGGCTTCGTCGGGGGTGATGGTGGCCATTTACGCGGCCCACCGTGCTTGCGCGGCTTGGGCTTTCAGCGCGGCTCGGACGGCCTCGCAGTCCACTGGCGGCTCGTAACCCATGGCGTCGCGCCACAGCGCTTCCTTGCCCGACCAGTTGGCGAAGATCGAACCGGTGGACATGCCAGCGGCAGCGGCGATGTCGCGGATGGTGACGGGTTCATAGCTACCCGCCGGGGCCCAGAGGACGCGGGCGGTATGCAGCAGCTTCTCGCGCGTCGCCGCTTTGGCGAGCTGGCGCTTGTTGAGTTTCGGGGCGTCGTCGTTCGCCGCAAGGGCAGGCGCCTGGTCAAAGCCGGCCGTCTTCTGGGCAGTGGTTTCGGTCTTGAGTGACATGGTTCGTCTCCCGGTGATGGGAGAACGGTAAGTCGGAGATTTCCGACCGTCAACACATTTTGTCGGAAATCTCCGACTATTTTTAATGCGCCAGTTTCGGTCGTCGGAGAAATCGTCGCGCTCGACTCAACGCTGTTCGGTGTGGCGAGATGGGGATTAACTTTTGGGAGGACAGGCATGCCGCGACGGCTGCACTACTACGCGCAACCGTTTTGGGAACATCGCCGGGAGCCTGCCGAGCGGTACGAGTTCGTTTGCGCTGTTGATGCAGAGGAGGGCGGCGAGATCCTCGCGCGCTCAGCCGATGGCGTGCTTGTCTATCAGCAGTGGGCCGACCTTGAGCTTGAGCTTTTTGGAGAGGTCGAGGTGCTGGCCCAACACGGGTCTGTCCCGCGCGCTGCGTCTGGAATAGACCCTGACGGCCGCGACCCTTGGCTGGATGACATCGCCTACTTCAAGATCGAATGCAGCGCCGATGGCGACACTTGGACCCAGATCGATCCGCTGGCGGAGCGAGAGGATGAGGCTGGCGAAGAGGCGGCGTGACTGATGGCGCCGCGGTGATAGGGTGACGCCATGGACGAAGATGACATCGACCCCTCTGACGATCCGATTTATCGCGCCGGCGTTCTCATGGGCCGCAACCAGGCGCTGACGGACGTGATGGAGCGGCTGTTCTCTCCTGATGCCGTGTCGGCCGAGAAGACCGTCCGCGCCCTTCACGCCTGGGTCCAGCAGACCATGGATGAGGTGAGGGTGGAGATGCAGTTGGTGTTCGAGGATCTCGATACAGGTGACGACGAGGATGACGACGCCTGACAGCAAAAATTCGCTCGGTGAGGGGGGACGTTGGTTGGCATGAGAATCGGTGATACCGAACGAGAAAGGGCGGCCCATTGCTGGACCGCCCTTTCAAACCTTGTCCCTAGGGCGTGTGCGTCAAAGCGCAGTTACGGTCTCCCGGGGCTCGCCCAGATGGAATGCACGAAGCGAACTTTGGATGCAAGCGATTTTTCTGGGAAATGAAGAAAGAGTAAAAGAGTTTCGGGAAACCATCAGCGAAGCAAGGTTTTCGAGGTTTCTAAAGGAAGCTGACGGCGACATATTTCATGCGATAGACCTTTATTACTGGAACGCACAACTCTCCCAATGCTTCTATATTCCGCTTCAAACTTGGGAAGTATCCCTACGAAATCGCCTAAACGTCTTCTTAATTTGGAAATACAAGAACGGATGGCCTTACAGTGAAGTGTGCCTTCGCGCCCTGAAGGGAAACGAGAAGCGCAGGGTCGATGAGGCGAAACAGCGCCAACAATCCAGCCGGGCATCCAAAAGCCCCGCAACAGACACCATTGTTGCAGACCTCTCTGCTGGATTTTGGGTCGCGCTGTTGAAGCAGGGTTACGATTTCCCGTTCGCTTGGAAATACAATACTGCACGCATTTTCCCAAAGGCCGAAAAGCCCGATCGCGGAACCTACTACAGCCGATGCGATCGCCTCTTGGACCTTCGCAATCGGGTGGCCCATCATGAGCCTATTTTGCATCTGGATCTTCCCAGCCTGCACAAAGAACTCATGCAGACCATCTCCGATCTATGCCCAGCTGCGCAGGCGTACTCGGAAGCCGCCTGTAGCTTCCGGGACGTTTGGCGGCTGAGGCCATTGAAGCCGGCAAACGACTTGATCCCAGCCACTCCATTGCCGCCGCCGCCCAATCAGTAACCCCAGGGGAGGCTTCGGCCTCCCCGTCCTTACTTGTCGTTAAAAGGCTCTTGGGCGCTGCGAGGATATGGCACTGGACTACCTGGTCAGATCTGACTAGCGGCCTCAACAGGCCAACAGCGAACGAGGCGCTACCCAGAGAAGTTAGGGCAAACGCCGCTGTCATCCCGACGATAGTCTGACGCGCGAAGGGGGCCTGCATGCGACGCATGTTTTTTTCGTGCTGCTCGACGGTTTTGCGGAGAGGAGCGTCATCCGCCACCTCCACTCCATCTCGCTCTAGATCATCGATATAAGTCTCTGCGATCCAGGCTCCCTGGACCTCGTCGATTATTTTGCCGAGTCGCAAGTTGCTCCAAAGACCTGCGACGTAGCCAACCGCCATGCCCGCAACGGTTAGGAGCAGTCCGACCGCAAAGGCTAATGCGACAGGCCTGAGAAACGGTGCGCATGCTGAGCCATCAAGGATAGGCTTCACCGAGATCACCAAGGCTCCCGCATTGCCGAGAACTAACCAAGCCGACAGCGTGTTGCCCTGCCGAGATAAGCGCTCGGCTATTGCGTCCTGCTGAAACCGGCCGCGATCGAGAAGGTCTTTCAGTCTGTGAGGCATCACCTTTTCCCCAGCCGATTTGTGCTTAACCGTTCGCGTCGGCGCGATGCATATGACGAAGCGTATCCCTCACCCCGCCTAAGCCATGCAGTCTCGGCCTACCCCGCGTCGCGCCGGCGCACGAAATTTCGCCCACCGAGCACGGCTAGGACAACTGCTGCGACGATCCAACCCGTCCATGAAGGTGCCCCTGAGCGCTGAGCCCACAGTGATACAAAGCCAATGGCAAAGCCTATGGCCGCGCCTACTAACGCGGCGAGCAGCCGGACCTTCCAGGACACCTTGAGGAAAGCCAGCATGGTGATGGCGAAGATCGCAGGCAGGGCGATCAGCTTCCAGAGTTCCGCTTCGGTCATGTCCCCGCCTTAGCCATGCAACCCGTCCAAGCTACTCCGGTGTCCCTCGAACCGTCGTCCTGAACTGGCGCCACCCATGCTCGCCCCTGATCGGCTTGAGCGTTCCCCGAGAAACGATCCCGACAGCCTCCGCGCCGAACGCAGATCCCTCGATTGACTGCGAGATCAAGGTACAGTTCCGAACCTCGCCCGTATCGGCATTGGCCTCGCATTCCACGACGGCAAATTCATCTGGGGCAGAGGGAGTTGTGGCGCATCCGGCCAGCATCGCCATGGCTAATGCCACCCACACGCGTTTCATTGATCGTCCCCCTGCGATCGTCGTTGAGTAGCTCATTCAGCCTTAGCCATGCAGTCCTTGCGATATCAGGCCCGGCGGGTGATCCAGCGGATGCGGCCCACGATCCGCACCTGCTCCTAAGGCATCTATGTACCAAAGATCGAAGCGCCACTTGGCTCCCGTCTTGCCCTTGAGGGCGACCGTGTAGAACTGAAGGTAGTAGAGTAGCGCGTCTAGCTTCCGCTCAGTCCAGTCGCCGCCAAAAGTGTGTTCGGCTTCTCCCATATCCCCCCCCGAGGTTATCCGCCGCTCGACCCCGCCGTTGATTTGGCGGCTCGTCCTGCGGCGTTGCAGGAGTGGACCGCCTCGACCGCCCAGCGAATCCCCGCCAGATCGAATTTTGCGCGCTCTTCAGCGTGGCCGATAAGGAGCTCCGGGTATTCCCAACTAGTCATCACCACGTCGACAATCCGTTCTTCCACGGCCTCGGGATCTGGTGCGCCTTCTTCCCAGAAGCGGTCTGTTGGAGTTCGATACTTGGCCCGTCCACGGTAGTGGACCGCGTGCCATTCCGAATAGGTCTTCTCTAGGGCTGGATACCAGTAGACTTCGAGAAAGGGTGTGCCCGTGCGCGCCATCATAGAGCCGACGCCCACGGGCACTGGGTGCCGTCGACCCTGGGCCGACTTGTAGGCTCGGCAATCCACTCCGCCGCGCGTCTCAATGCGCCAAACCCGCCAGCCCTGCTCAGCCGCAACGATCTTCATGTAGACGCCCTCGTCTACTTCGCGTTCCGTGCCGACGGTCCAGGCTTGCGGCTGCGCAAAAGACAGGGCCAAAGCTACTGCTGCTGCGATCATCCAACTTTCCGCCTCTCCAAAGTTTCAGCCATGTCGACCAAAGTTTGCAGGTCGGTCGGATCCAGAGCCTCGGTGATCGTTAAGAGTTGCGCGACACGCTCGTTCGTTTCGAACGGGTTAGTCTTCAGCAAGCCTACATTCGTCGAGAACGCCCGAGCCAGCGCACCTGACTGTTCGGTCGTGGGCTTCAGAAGGCCCTGCTCAATATCTGAGATGGTGCCCGCAGTTAACCCGCTGTCTGCCGCTACTTCCTGCAGGCTCAGGTTTCTGTAGATCCGCCAAGCCCACGTATACGCATTGTGGCGCTCCGCAGCAGCGTCGAACCGACGGGTTTCTTCTTCCGTTAGGCGCCGCCGAGACCGTCCAGGTGACCTGAATCCTTCGTCGGTGAAGTAGCGCTCATCACACTGCAGGGCGACCGCCAATGGTGTAAGTACATCCGAGGAGAGGGTGTGCTTTTTGCCGTTCAGAATGTCCGAGAGGTAGTCTCGCCCCTTGCCGATCTCGATGGCCAAGGGGATGGGCTTCTTACCCGTTGCGGCCAAACGCTCGCGTAAGCGCTCTCGAAGTGTGTCGCCATCCATGTCGGAAATGTCCGACGAATGGCGCAAACGCGCTACGCGGAAATCTCCGATTGACCAAGTCGGAAATCTCCGACTATTCTGCGACGCATGGAAAGCACCCTGCGGCGTCATCTCGAAACCTGTGCCCATGAGTTTGCAAAAGCAACCGAGCGAGAAGCGTCGACTGTTGCGCGACTTGCAGCGGGCGACTGGCGGTTCTTCGACCGCTTGAGCGAAGGAGCTTCGTTCACCGCGCGGAAGTACGACGCGATAATGGCTTGGTTCTCTGCGCATTGGCCCGCAGATGCCGCATGGCCTGCCGGCGTGCCGCGGCCTTTCGTTTCGGCCAACGACGACGTCCCCGCCAGCGAGGCGGCCTGACATGCTGTCATCGGCCGCTCTCCAGTTTCGACGCCAGGAAGCCCTGGTCAACGCCGGGACGGTCTACGGTCTGATCATCGGCGCCAACGAACTGGCCGTCCAAGGTCGCGAGGCGGATGCGCTGGCGGCGCTGGCGACGATCACGGGCGCGCTGCCGTTCGAGATCGAGGCGATCAAGGAAATCCTCGCCGCCGAGCGTGAGGCCGCAAAGGCTCGTGACCTGACGCAGCGGACGCTCGCTCCCTTTTTCGGTCGCGTACCCGCTGAAAAGCCGAATGCCGCGAACGACGAAACCCAACCGCCTTCTCCCGAACAGCCAACCCCGACCGTCGCCTGAGCGAGAGCGCGGGTCAGTTGGAAACGACCACGGAACGTCCAGTGAACAAGATCAGCCACAGAGAACACGCCCGGCTCGCTGGAGAGCTCATCGAGGCCTGTGGAGGCTTGGAGGAGGCGGCGAGGGCGTGCCGGGTCCGCAGGTCGTCGCTGTCGAACTACGAGAACCCGAATGAGCCGTCGACGATGCCGGCGGACGTAATGGTTGATCTGGAGCGCCATTGCGGGCGGGCGATTTACAGCGCCGCCCTGGCGGACCTCTGCAAGCCCAAGCCGCTCACGGGTTGTCTGAAGGAACTCGCCTTCGACCTCGCCCAGGAGAGCATGGACGTCGTCGCCGTCGTCCGCGAGGCGCTGGCGGACGGGCGCCTGTCCAACAATGACCTCGACGCCATCGCTGCCGCTGAGCGCGATGCTGAACAAGCCCTCGAGCGAGTCCGTGGTGTTCGCCGGGCCATCGAAGCGGCGAGCCCGACCCCGCAGAGGGCCGCGTGATGGCCTTCCTGCTCATCATCGGACACGCGCTGTTCCTGCGTCTGGCGCGCAAGCCGTCGCTGTTCAACGCCAAGCCCTTCGCCCTCTGGCGATGACCGAACGGGACTGACCGCCCCGTTGAGCGGTCTTGATGGAGGGCCAGATGGCCAACGACAACGACGAGTATCCCGAAGTCCAAGGGACGATCGGAAGCATCCCCAACGAGCCGCCTGCGAACGGCCTGCCCAGCCATGACGAGATCCGCATGGCCGCCAACGAACAGGTCCAGTGGAACCTGAAGCGGAAGGCCCTGAACGATCAGATCAGCGCCTTCCGCAAGGGCTTGAAAGCCAAGGGCCACATCCTCGGCAAGCTGGACGACGAGGTCCGCAAGCTCGAATGGACGCCTGAAGACTACAAGGCCGACCGCGTCGCCAGCGACCACTACGCCGAAGCCATGGCGCAGCCCGTCGGTACCCAACTGGAGCTGTACGGCACCGAGGCCACGCCCGATCCCGTCCGCATCCAGCTCAAGTGGCGTCAGCTCGGCGTCAAGCACGGCATCGCTGGGATCGGCTGGGCCAACGAGCCCCCGGAAGACTGCCCCTTCGACTGCGCTCAGTCCTACGGCGAAGGCCATGAGGAAGGCCAGGGCACGGTGCGCCGCGCCTTCCAGACGCGCCTTGAGGAAGCCAAGGCGACGGCTGCCGCCGCTGGCGATGAAGGCGACGAGGACGATGACGACCAGATCGACATCGAGGACGTGGCCAACGACGACCATCCCGACGCGCGCGAAATCGACGGGCGCCTGGACGACGAAAGCGAGGCCGCCTGATGTCGGGGCTGGCCTTTACCATTCCGGGCGACCCTCGCGGTAAGGGCCGGCCCCGCGCCACGACCATTGGCGGCCATGCTCGCATGTTCACCGACAGCAAGACCGCCAGCTACGAGAACCTCGTCAAGCTGGCGGCGTCTCGCGCTCTCGGCGGTAGGGCTCCGCTCGATTGCCCCCTGACGGTCGTTGTCACCGTCCGCATGACCCCCGCCGCGTCCAGCAGTCGCAAGAAGCGCGCCTCCATGCTGGCGGGCGAAATGGCCCCGACCAAGCTCCCCGACCTCGACAACGTCGTGAAGGCCGTTCTCGACGGCTGCAACAAGGTCGCGTTCAGAGACGACGCCCTGGTCGTCAGCCTGATCGCCCGCAAGCGCTACGCCGAGGTGCCGGGCGTCGACGTCGAAATCTCTCCCACCATCCTTCGAAAGGCCGCCGCATGAGCACGATCCTGAACGCGTGGCACGACCACGAAATCGAGACGATGAAGAAGATGTGGCTGGCCGGGAACTCGGCCACGGAGATCGCGCGGGTACTGCCGTCCCGATCCAGAAACTCCGTCATCGCCAAGGTGCACCGTCTTGGCCTGACGCGCGAGCGCATGGAGGCGAAGGCGTCGCCCCCAGCTTCGACTGGCCGGGCGCCAGCCGTGAAGCGCAACCGCAGCACGGGAGGGATCAGGATCGACAAGCCCGCACCGGCTTCCAGCTTCGGCCGGTTCGCACCTTCCAGCCCTGAGGAGGCGGCCAAGAAGCGCGAGCATTTCGCCAAGCATGGCGCCGGGATCATCGACGGCTTCACGGAGGCTGCGAATGACACCTCGATCCTGCTGATCGACCGCCGCCGGTTCCAATGCTCATGGCCAGTCGGAGAGGTTTCGGGCGCCGGGCAGATGTGCTGCGGCCAGCCGGTCGATCCCGCCGCCACTGGCGCGACTGAGACCTATTGCCCGACCCATCACAAGCGAGCGGTCGGCAGGGTGCTCGCCGCGTCCAAGGCTTTCGGGTTCGGCGAGCGCCGCCCGGCCCGTCGCGCTGACTCCACCCCTTGGGATCAGGGGAGGGCTGCGTGAGCCAGCGTGAGAAGTACCTCGTTGAACGGATCGACCGCAGCCGGGAGAACGCCACCAACCAACAGACGCGCTCGTCTCGCGCGATGTTCTTGCGCATGACCGCGCGCCGGACAGTGCGCTCTCTGATGCAGGACGTGGCCGATCCGAAGGAACAGGCCGCGCTTCTGGGCGACCTGATCGACATCGCCGCCGAGTTCCGCTGGCCCCTGATCGGCCGCGTCGAGACCGCCACGGCTCTGAACTCGGTCGCGGCCGACGTGTGCGCGATCTACCGCCTGCCCAAGGCTGTGAAGAACGCTGCCGCCGAACACGCCTGGAGCAGGCTGACCGCGGCGAATGATGGGGGTGAGGAATGAGGCCCCAAGTCCTGATCCATTGGGATGCGACTGGCATGCAGCGGACCGGCGCCACGGAAGGCGTCGAGGTCGTCTACGTCGACGAGCGCGTCCCGCACGACCGCGTCTACCGCAGTATGGGGAGCATCACCCCCGATCTGATCGAGCTGCTGGCCTCCGGGCAGTTCAAGGACGTCGATGACGCTCTGAATCATATCGATGGAGGTGGCGCATGAACCGCCGTGACCTCCTCGATCTCGAACTGAACTACGCCCGGATGCTGCGCCGCGAGGCTAAATCCCGCGCCAAGCGCTATCCGGCCTTGGCTGAGCAACTGACCCGCTGGGCGGACGCCGCCGTCGGCCGCGCCGAAGCCATCCGTTCCGGCCCGCTCTTCGACACGGAGCGTGCGGCATGATGGACGATCCCCGCGACGCAGAAGAAGCGGCCAACGCCCTTCCGCTGAACCTGGAGGCCGAGCAAGCCCTGCTGGGCCAGCTGATGTTCGACAACGACGTCCACCGGCAGGTGCATGACGTCGTCACGCCTGAGGACTTCAGCGAGCCGTTCCATCAGCGGCTCTACGCTGCCATCGACGGGCTTGTGACGGCCGGGAAGCTGGCCGAGCCGACGACGCTACAAGCGGCCTTCACGGCTGACCCCGCCTTCGAGCAGTTCGGCGGCTTCGGCTACCTGTTCGATCTGGTCGACCGGGCCCCGCCGTCCAACCGCTCGCGGGACTACGCCGCGCTGGTAGCTGACACCGCCGTCCGCCGTCGCCTGATCAAGATGGCGGCCGACGCCATGCATCAGGCCCGCAATCCCGAACTGTCGGGCTATCAGGCCGTTGCCTTGGCGCGTTCCGAGCTGGAAGCAGCCGAGCGCGGCGCTGCGCCCGAAGACGCCCTGTTCGTGAACGCCCATGACGCCGCGCAGGCGCGCATGGACCGGCTGGAGCTGGAAGTCGCTACCGGCAAGCCCAAGGGCGTGCAGACCGGTCTGTCGTCGATCGACAAGCGCCTCGGCGGCCTGATGCCGGGATCGGTGATCGTCATGGCCGGGCGCCCCGGCATGGGCAAGACGGCCCTTCTCGGCAACGTCCTCTACGGCGCCGCCCTGCGGAACCCGACCAAGCTGTTCGCGGGCTTCTCGTTGGAGATGGACACCGACCAGCTGAATGACCGGGCCCTGTCACGTCTGACGGCCACCCATGAGCAGCCTGTCAGCTTCTCCGACATCGCCAAGGTGGCGCCGCTGACCTCGTTCGACCTACAGACCCTCCATGCCGTGAAGGGCGAGATCCCGAAGAACCTATGGCTGCGGGATAGGGCAGGGGTGTCCGTCGAGGACGTCTCTCGCGCCGTCTGGGCCATGAAGCGTCGTGGCGACTTGGCTGCCATCGGGATCGACTACCTCCAGCTCATGCGTCGTCCCGCCCTGGCGGGGCGCAACGAAGCTTCCGCCATCGCCGAGATGACCGGCGCACTCAAGACGCTCGCCCGCGAAGCCAAGATCGCGATCATCCTGCTGTCCCAGCTGAACCGCTCGGTCGAGCAGCGCGACGACAAGCGCCCGATGCTGTCAGACCTGCGGGAGTCGGGCTCCATCGAGCAGGATGCCGACGCCGTCCTCTTCCCTTTCCGCGAGGTCTACTACCTCCAGAAGGCCGAGCCGAAGGCCGGGACCGAAGAACACATGCTCTGGGAGGCTGAGGTCGCCCTGAAGCGCACGGTGATGGACGTCATCATCGCCAAGAACCGCCACGGCTCCGAGGGCTCCGAGCCCCAGCAGTACCGGGCTGAGATCGACCTCATCACTGACAGGAGCGCGGCATGAGCATAGCCGACACCGTCCGGCGCTTGGTTGAAGCGGGCGCGACGCCTGAGGTGATCGCCATTGCTGTCGAGGCCATCGAACAGGCTGGGCAGAAGACTGTGCGATCGAGTGGAGAGAGGACGCGTGGCGCCGAGCGGCAGGCTCGATACCGTGAGCGTTTGGAAGCTTCGGGGCTCACCACAACGGAGTGGAGGGCGCTTTCACGCCGGGTCATCGAACGCGACGGCGCATGTGCTTATTGCGGGTCCCAAAGCAGGCTTTGCTGCGATCATGTCGACCCGCTCATCCAGGGCGGCGGTAGCGACGAAGCGAACCTTGTCGCTGCCTGTTCAACCTGCAATCAGGCGAAGAGCGGTCGGACTGTCGAGGAATGGAAGGGCGCCGCTTGGGCCGCTGCATGGCGGGAAAAACGTTATGTAACGGCTCGCGAACGTCTCGTGACGTTACAGGATGAAGGAGCCTCCCTCCCTCTCCCTCCTTCCCCCCAGACCCCCCAACCAC